AATCCAGATGGCCGATCAACTGCCAGCGGTACGCCGGATCGAATGACCCGCGCCGGAGCGTGGCGTAATGAACCGCCGCGGTGACTGACTTGATCTCGAGCACGCCGTCGTCGCCGACAAGTCCGTCCGGCGAATCGCCATGCGTCTCGTGATCGAAGAAGCCACCGTTTCCTACCTCGACGAAAAACTCGTCTTCGTAAAGCATCCGGGCGATTGGCTCCTGCTCGTGGCCGCGCTCGGTGTGATCATTGGAGAAGCTGAACTCAGCCTTCCGGCCGTTCGCTATCTCCAGGGCGATCTGCAGCGCGTACTTCTTCGCCGGGTCGCCGAACGCCTTGCCTTCGTTTGCCATGAAGCACCCGAAGTTGGATGCCGTGGCCTTTCCCGTTCTCAACGCCTGCCATGCATCCGTATTTTGCTCAATGTCATGCCATTGCACCTTGGCACTCCTCGATCAGAATCTTCTGATTCGCCTCGGTCATTGCAGCGCGTGCCAGCACGGAATCAAGGTTGCCGTCCCGCTGGTATGCCTTCTTGGCGTTATCCCATGCCTTGGTTCCCGGCTCGATCTGCCGCTTCTCCGGCGTGTGCGGGCTGATGCGTAGGCCTTCCATGACCTCTTTTCCGAAGCGCACGTTCTGGTCGACATAGATCGTGACGCGCACGTTCTGCCAGTCTTCGATAAATGCCGATCCGGTCAGCTGCTTCAGCGTCTTGCTGTTGGTTGCGTTCAGGATCATTGGCTTCAGTGGCTCGCCCGGCCGGATCTCTCGCTCGACGAAGTAAGCCGTGTTGAACACGTCCTTCGTCTTCTTCGTGCGGTCGGTGTCGAGGCGAACATGCTTGATCGTGAGCACCGTCGGCTCGACCAGATCAGCGCTGCTCAGGTACGGCGAATCGAATGCCTTGCGGTAGTGGGTCTTTGTCTCAGACACAGGGGCTCCTCGGCCGCATCGCGCAGCCTGTCAGTAGGTTGGTTTATCCGAAAAGTTTGTAGATCGCCGCCTCGCCAGCCAGGCCGATCAGCAGCACGCCAGCCAGCACGCCGAACCCGGTAAGGGTCCACCACGCCGCTGCGAAGCTGTGGCCTGTGGGGGTGTCGTCGTAGGGGAGGGATTGGGTGCGGTTCATGGGGTCACCTTGCGGTAGCCGGCGTCGTAGAGGGCGGCGCAATGCTGCTCAGCCTCTCGGTAGTCGCTAAACGACAGATGTCCTTTCATCTCCAAGATGGCGGCTCGGCGCTCTTCCGCAGCGATCTGCTCGGGCGTGCGAAGGGGCCGGAACACCGGGGCGTCTTCTTTCCAGTGGTCTATGGCGATCTCGACGCCTTCGGAATCGATAAGGCTGGACTCGGCCTTCCGCGTGTCGCGGAGCACAATCAGCCACTCCGACAAGTAGGCGACCTCGACCTTCAGCCACGTTCCGGCATGCTTCCATTCACACACCGTCCCCACTGGCGGCAGGCCTTCGCCGGTCCAACTGACCGGCCGCTCCGCAATCACTTCCCAAGACGAACGCCCGATTTCAGGGTACATCCCTGTATCGTCTTTGAAGCGGCCTAGTCCATTTCTACTAGCGAATCGCACGCTGCCCTTAAGTTCGGGTGCTCCATTCCAGTCGGCCGCAGGGCTCAGGGCAAAGTCATAGCCTTCCGGCGCCTTGCTCCAGTCGATCTCTTTCATCTGATTGCTCATAGCGGCGCCCCGTTGGTGATTCGATCTGCAAGGCCGTGCACTACGGCGAAGAACGCTGTGGCCACGCCAGCGCAGAGCCAGAACACGGCTTTCTCTTTGGCGCGTTGATAACTTGATGCCATCACACACCCCCCAGCAGGCCGACATGGGCAATTGATCCGAGACAGGCTGCCGTGAAGGCGAAGAAAGCCCAGCCGGCCAGCTCCTTGAGGACGTAGGCGGTCATGGCTGCTCTCCTTGCAGGGCGGCGTCAATGGCGGCGTCTACGTCTTCGTTGCTGAAGACAGGCGATCCCATTACGACCTGAGATACTGATCCGCCCAGCTCACGCATGAGGAACCGATACCGCTCGGCATCCTTCGCCAGAGCATCCCGCTCAGCGAGAAGGGCTTCGATGCGCGCCTCCATCTTGGCGATGGTCTGGTACGCGAATGCCAGCTTTCCTGTTGGCTTGCTCATGCCGCCTCCTCATCGCTTTCTAGCTGGAACTCACGCACCCGGTCAGTCAGTGCGCTCAGCTGATCAAGCACGTCCTTGTCGGTGGTGAAGGGCATGCCGGAGATGAACACGTAATCGCGGAACACGACGGTTTCAGAGCAGGCCGGATAGACCGTCACGAAGACGCCGTTCGCGCTGCCCTGGTACGTCATAGTCACCTGATACCGCCCGGCCTCGGTTATCTCGAAGCAGAGGTCAAACAGGCTGACCACTGCGCGCTGAATGTCGTGGTTCATGCTGCTCTCCGTTGCTGGCTCACCAGCTCTGCGTGAATGCGGGCCAGCCGGCGCAAGTCGCCGACGGTCATGTATCGCTCTTGCTGGCAGTCGAAGTCCTCGTGGCTGCTAACGGTGATGATTTCACGGTCATCCGTGACCTTGCCGTGCCACTGCGCCGCCTCAAGGGCGAACGGCTCCAGTGCCTCGATTAGCTCGTTCATGCTGAATCCTCGCGGAATGGCACCCACTGCAAAGCCCCCGTCCTGTATCGCAGGACCAGTGGTTACAAGGGGAGGCTTTGCGGTGAGTGCTGGGGTGCAGGAGGGGTGATGCAGTGGCCGGGCATCACTCCGGCGCGCCTTAACAATGCGGTGGCTCCGCAAGAGGACTCCCGGCCTTTCGGCCCGCAAGGAACTCCCTCTGACGACTTTCTCCCCCGGTGCGCCTAGGCTCCGGCATTTCTGCTGTTTGCGTGTCTATGGCTGCCACGCCGCACTGCATCGGTAGATGGTTTTGCTAGATCGGCACGGAATCACCATCACCGGCGCTCTCGTCACTGCAAAACCATCTCCGATACACGCTCCTTACGGGAGCGACTCGTTATCCCTTCCAATTCCTCCCCCACCACTCCCAGACAATCCATACGATCCAGATAGCGGTGAGGAGGAGTAAGCCGTGATAGGGGGTCGTTGCGGCGGGGCTGGCAGCGGCATCCAGTGGGTGATGTTCACGTAGCAGGTGTCACCGTCGAGGTACTGCCACGGCCGCACATCGCGGTTCTTGCGGATGGCGAAGAACGGCCCGTCTGTGGTTTTGCCAACCCTGCACACGATTACTTGTTTGTTGGGAGGCGGCAGCTCCGTCTCAACGCTTATCCATTCGCTCATCTAATCCTCCTATGTGCTGATGGGTGCCCGCTTCAGCCTGTCGCCGCTGTGCAATGGCCCGGCTGGGCGGTTGACCGAGCCTTTCCAACTTCGCGGCTGACCAGCTTCGGGAATTTCTTGGTGCGGATATCGCGCGCCTGTGAATCTGTCAGCAGATCGCAAAGCAGCATGTCCGTGATCGCGAGATTCAGCTTGTCGAGGTTTTCCGCCGCCTTGTCATCCAGCTCCGGAAATTGCTCTTTGAACGGCCGCGCCGCCCAACCTTGTTCGAACGTGTTCATTCCGTGCCCCTCGTCAGTTGAATTCGTTAAGCCACCAACTCCACCTCATCCACTCGCTTAACCCTTGTCAGCGTCTGCTGCCGGGGTGCGTCTGGACGGCGTATCGGCCTGATCTGTGCGTGCTCTCCGCCTACCAGCAGAGCAACCATCAGCGGGGCGATGATTCCGCGCTTCATGGCTTCGCGGCACAGCTCGCGCACTGTCGGTTGGTTGTTCAACCTGATGCGCGCAGTCTCGAGCTGCGTCTTGATCGTTTCCGGGCTGCACTCCATGTGCCTTGCGATTTCCTTTCTGGTGAACCCCAGGGTCGCGTAAATCGTTGCCATCAACTGCCGAGGGGCGAGGCCTTTTCCGAGGTGGCCTTGCCATCCTTCTACTTGGATAGTGCTCATATCGTTCTCCCTGTCTCGGTTATTGCGTGCTTCCCGATGCAGCCTGTTGCCAAGCTGCATGAGTGAAATCTGGTGTCTCTCGCAAACCTCCACGCCGGTTCCCGGTGGCGGACGCATTGCGTTGTTTCGGTGCTGTCCAACAGAGCTCAATCGCCGGATTCACTCGGCGCCTGTTGGCACGTCTTCAAGTTGTTAAAGAGCGTTTTGGCCTGAGCCAGGGCATCTCTGCCGGTGTCGCTTGGTGCGCTGTGTCCTGCGCTTCCATGGGTTCTAATCTATGCGCTGACGCATTATCTGTCAATGCGTCCGCGCAAATATTTATGCGCGATTTTATGCGGACGAAAAAAAACCTGCCGGAGCAGGTTCTGTAATTCTTTAAGGTCGCCATCTGACCTCTATTACTCGGCCGACTGGCTCTAAAGAGGTTATGGGCCAGGACCGTTGTCGCTCGGACGCAATGCGCCTGCCAGTGCGGTCGTCAATCTGGATCCGGAAAATCCCTGCCTTCCCGTTAATAATGGCTAGCACGGCTGTGCCTGGCTCCATCGCCACATCGCGCGGATCAAACGTGACTTCGGCGTCCATGTCGGACTGATAAGTCAATTCGTTTGGTTTTACTTTGAGCTTACTGGTGTGCGCCCGATCGATGCCCTCATGAAAGGGGGACGATACTGCTTCATAAACCGGTTGTTCCATACGGACCTCATATCCTTTCGCCGCCGACGTCATAGTGGTGGCGAGGTGATGCTACTGCGTCACAGAAAAAAAGCGAGGCCCACTAAAGGCCCTCTTGATTACCCTGGTTATCGGCAAATCGGCCGGTTCGCCAATGATGGCAACGACGCGGAAAGCAACCATTTTTCCGATAGGTTCCGCCTGTCTGGGTGTGCGCATTGTCGACACTTAGCGGCGGGCGAGTCATTCCCCTCAGTGAGGGTGTATATCCATACAGTATCTGTGGGAGAGTTCCGTAGCAAGCCGATAGGTCATGCGCGGAGTAGCTACGTGTAAAGAAAATCTACAGGCACAAAAAAGGGGTATTCGGGAAAGGGTGTTGTTAGGCCCTTTCTGAATACCCCTAGGTGAGGTGGTTGGTTGTGTTGTTAGCCTTCCTCTCGGAAAGCTCCCGTTTCTGGTTCTGAGTACAGCTGCAGGATGCTGAAAATCGGAACGCCGTAATCCACCAACTCGTCCTCGATCGGCTCGACCGCCATGATTTCCCTGGCCAGGAACGGCGCTAGCCGCTTGGTCTCCGGTGGCTTCACTTTGTGCTCCAGGGTGAACATGATCTTGGCGCGGAACATCTCGAAGCTCAGGCCTCGTGCGTTACGGTTTACGTCGCGCAGGTATCGATTGATCGACTCGGTTAGCGCGTTGGTGTAGCGCTGGGGAATGAACTTGAAGTAGTTGAAGATGTACTCGCCCCAGTTGGTCATCATGGTTGTGACGACCTTCCAGTCCTTCTCTTGCTCTGCAGGGATGCGCTGCCGCCACTCGTCATAGGCTTGCCTGGCTGCATGATGGGTCTTGCTATTCCAGATGCTGTAAAAGCCCTCCTTGAGGTTGTAGGCGGTGCCTAGCTCGGGGAACTGATCGAACCACGTCTTGATCTTCAGGTGCGCCCAGACGTCCAGGTCACGCCTACGCATCAGCATTAGCTTGCGGTCGCCTTTCATGGTGCGCTTCTGCGGAACGGTGAGGCCTCGCTTGATCCGCTTTCGTATCTGGTCCATCGCATCGTTGGCGTACCGCACAACGTGGAACTTATCGACGATGACTGTGGCGTTCGGGAACAGCTCTAGCGACACGTCTTTGTATGGGTGGAACATGTCTTGGCAAACGATCTGGACTCGATCCCGGCCGCGCATATTGGAGATGTAGTTATGGATTACGATCTTCTTGCGGTTAGGCAAAACGTCGATGATCGTCCTTTCTTCCAGGTTGATCAGGACGCACCGGTACTCGCCGCCAACAAGCAGTTCGTCAATGCCAAGAACACGCGGCAGCATGGGCCTGTAGCCCGCCTCCTGCTCGGCGCAGTAGTCGCGCAAAGCCCGGCGCACCACCGACTCATCAACGCCAAGATCGCGGGCTACCGCTGAGTTTGTGCTGGTCATGGCTTGCTTGATTACGTAGGCATGGCAGCGCTTCGTCATGCGATGCTTCTCGTCGAAGTCCAATAGGGCCGGCGAGAACACTTTGCTGCATGTCTTGCACTTGTAGCGTCGACGCATGCCCCATAACACGGTGCGCTTGCCTCTGATGGGCAGGTCAACGTACTTGGTCAGCTTCTTCGAGAAGCGGATCGACTGGCCGATGGCGCCGCAGGCAGTGCAGAACTCAGGGGAGGGAAACTCAACCTTGAACTGCAGATCGTGGTCGTCTTCCAGTAACTCCACGATTTGCACGTTTAACGGGTGAAGCAGGGACAACGAGTCAGGCACTGACGTCCCCTTGGGCGGCTTTGGCTTCCTTCTCCGACTTCTCGACCTCTTTCAGCAGGCCGGTTCGCCCGTTCTTGACCATGATGTGGAAGTAGTGCCGGATCGACTCCAAGCGATAGATCGTCAGCGTTCTGTCCCACCAGTAATTGCAGGCTTTCTTCACAAGCCAGCCGGCGAACAGCGCCAAGGCGGCCGCGACGATCACCGTCACCGATGTCGCGATTACCGCCCCGCACCAGTAGAAAACTTGGTCAATGGTCATTCTTGGCCTCCTTCGGCGGACAGGGCGGCGCGATAGTTGGCTAGCGCATGCTCGGCCTGCCTGCAGGCATGAGCACGGTAGTCAATATGCGAAATGTCCGGATTCGGGTAGTGCCTAACGATAGCTTCCAGTGCATCGACTAGCTCGCTGTGTGCGAGGTCGGCGGCTCTACGGTTCCAAGCGTCCACCAGGCCCTCTTTCTCACCGAAGATGACTCGCGAACACGCATCACAAGATGTGCAAGCGATAACGTCACCGCCGAAGTTGGCTTCATCCTTCAGCGTCATTCGGGCGGCTTTGCCGCCGCAAAATGGGCATGGCAGCAGCTCATCCTGCGCCGGGTCGTTCGCTCTCATCGTATCCATGATTGCTCTCCTGCAATGGGTGAGCCCTCATTATAACAACACGTAAAGCCGAAGTTAGTACCGATGTGCTTTATGGCTGATATTTTCCTGCAACAACACGTAAAACCGATAACCCCAAAAAAGCCCGCTCTAGTGCGGGCTTTCTGGCGATCATGCCGCTAGACGTAGCATGTGGCGTTGTAGAACACGCGTCCCACGATGGCTACCTGCTGGGTGCGGAGCATGTCTGGAGTGAAGCGCATGTCTTCCACGTCCGGGTCGTAGCTCGTCAGGCGCAGGCCGCCGCCGGGGATTCTGTAAGCCCGCTTGATCCAGATTTCGCCGCTGATCTGTACGGCATAAATCTTCCCGTCGATGACGTCAGTAGCAGCCATGTTGACACCCGCCACGGATCCATCAATGAAGACAGGGGACATCGTGTCGCCCTGGGTGCGTACAAATGCCGCATGGGCGCGCTCGACGCCGCATCGATCCAGCTCTTCCTGAGCGATCTTCCTGAACTCTCCGGTCGTCTCGACAGCTTCACGGCGCAGGTCGCCGGAAAGGCCGACCCTGGCAATGAATGGAAGATCAACCAGCGCGCCAATATCTTCCAGAACTGGCACCGACCGGCGAAGTAGGTCTTCGCGGCGCAAAGGCAGCGCATCTATGTCAAGCGGGCTCACGCCGCGCAGTTGGTCGGTGGTTATGCCGTAGTGGGCAGCCAGCGGTGCAATGTTTTTGTGCAGCGGATCTTTCGACTCGCCCTTGACGATTCGGTGGATGGTCGACTGCAAGACCCCGGTCGCTTCTGCAAGCGAACTGGGAGTCATGCCTGAGCGCTCCATTAATGCGCTCAGAATCTCGGAAACATTGCGTTTATGCATGCGTCGATTATCGCTTTCCGCGCGCGCATAATTCAAATGCCTGTACACATTGCGTTCTATGCGCGAGCGCATATAATGGACGGGAGCCTCCAAAGGAATCCCCCCATGACTACCAACACCCTCCAACTCAAGATCGAGGCCATCCGCAAGGTTGGCATCACCTACACCGCCATTGCTCGTCGCGCTGGCTGTGACATCTCCACGCTCTTCCGTATTCGCCAGGGTGAAATCCCCGACCCCAAGTACTCCGTTGGCAGCGCCATCGACCAGCTTCACAGCGAGGTCTGCGCGGGCAGGCTCCCGGCTGCTTAGTAGATCGTCTGGCTCGTTCATGTGGGGACATCCCTGTCAGTGGTTTCCATGGATGCATTGTTTACCAAGCGGTAATGCACAGAAATCACCCCGACAGGGGGTGTAGATCCAACCAGTAGTTTTCTGAAGGCAATAAAAAAGCCCGCCGGGCAAGGGCGGGCTTCAACAGCGGTACAACGTCACTGGAGAAGATTATGTCATTCCAACCAATCAAGTGCAATTCCTACCTGATCGTTCTCGAAGATGATGAGCTGGTCATCACGCAGAGCGGCCAGCAATCCATTCAGAACCTGCGCATCACCTGCGACCAGCTTGAGGTGTTTTGCGCCCATCTGCAGATCGCCCGTCGTGAGCGCAAGCCTGTCGTTAAAGAGGAGTGCCGGTAATGGCTGCCCTCCCTTACATGCAGCTCTACGTGGCTGACTACCTGGCTGACACGGCGCATCTGACCACGCTTGAGCACGGCGCCTACCTGATGCTGATGTTCAACTACTGGCAGCGTGGCGAGTCGTTTAAAGCGAACGATGAACGTTCGTTGAACAAACGCTTAGCTACCGTTGCACGCCTTTCTGTAAGCGAGTGGGACGAGGTGAAGGGTGCGCTAAGTGAGTTCTTCGATGTGACTGATACAGAGTGGTCACAGGCTCGAATTGAACGTGATCTGGCTGCTGTAAACGCCAAATCAACCAAGGCCAAACAAGCCGGTAAAGCATCCGCTGAACGTCGGTTGAACGAACGCTCAACGAACGTTGAACAGACGTTGAACCATACAGATACAGATACAGATACAGATACAGATACAGAAGCAAAAGAAAAAGCTCTTGTGCCATCTGCCGATGACACGAGCGCCTACTCGGCTGAGTTCGAATCGTTCTGGACTGAATACCCAAAGCGTGAAGGCAGCAACTCGAAGAAGACTGCGTTCAAGGCTTGGAATGCCCGCCTGCGTTCTGGCGTGAAGGCAGAAGACTTGATCCTAGCGGCAAAGCGTTACGCCGCACAGCAGTTCGCTGCCGGCAACCTGGGTACGCCCTACGTCAAGCAGGCCGCAACGTTCCTCGGGGCAGACGAACACTTCCGCGAAGTGCTGGCATCAAACATCCACCCGATCCGCCAAGGGCGTGACGGCGACGGGAAGCTGCAGGCTGGGTTTTTCTACCACCCCGACGACAACGGCGTGCCGCTGCATGAGCGCCGCGTTCTGAGCCGAGAAACCCATGACCCAGCAACCGGCTACCTGCTGTCGTATCTCCGCCAGAAGGGGCGCGCATGATGACTCCTTCAGAGATTGCAACCCGCCTCGCTGATCGCGTGAACGATGTTTGCCATCACCTGCTGCCGTCTGGCAAGCGTGACGGCGCAGAGTGGCGCGTAGGTAGCACGAACGGCGAGAAGGGCCAGAGCCTTGGCGTTCACCTCAAGGGCGAGAAGGCTGGCGTCTGGTGCGACTTCTCGACAGGAGAAACGGGCGACCTGCTGGACCTGTGGCGCGCTACTCGTGGTTGCGATATGCGGACCGCGCTCAGTGAGGCCAAGAGCTACCTGGGTGTTAGCGAGCCAAGACTTGAATCGCCAAAGGCGAAAGAGTTCACGCGGCCGGATCGCCCTAAGTGCGCCACGCCGAAGCCCGATAGTCCAGTTGTAGCGTACCTGAAGGGGCGCGGCCTCAAGGCTGAAACGATCGCTAAGTTCAAGATCGCAGAGCAGGGCCGGCTCATCGTCTTCCCGTACCTGCGTGACGGTGGGCTGGTTCACTGGAAGACCATCGGCATCGACCGCGACGAGAACGGCAAGAAAACGGGCATCCGCACTTCGCCCGGAACTGAGCCTTGTTTGTTCGGATGGCAGGCGATTCCCGCCGACGCTCGTGAAGTCACCATCGTGGAAGGCGAAATCGACGCGATGACTGCTTGGCAGTACGGCAGGCCGGCGCTGTCGGTTCCGTTCGGCGGCGGCAGCGGCAACAAGCAAGCCTGGATCGAACACGAGTATTCCAATCTGGAGCGCTTCGACACGATCTACCTCTGCCTGGACGCCGACGAAGAGGGGCAGAAAGCCACCGAAGAAATCATTAAGCGTCTCGGGCGTGAACGCTGCCGCCTGGTTAGCCTCGGCTGTAAGGACTTCAACTACGCGCTCGACACGCTGATGTTGACCGATGACGACATTGGCGAGTGCTACGACAAGGCGAAGAACCTTGACCCGGAGAAGTTGGCCGGTGTGCTCGATTTTGCCGACGAAGTTTGTGCTGAGTTTTTCGAGAAGAACCCGACCGTTAGCGGCATGGAAGTGCCATGGGATAAGGCCCGCGACACGATCCGTTTCCGAACTTCAGAGCTTACCGTTTGGACTGGCTGGTCTGGTCACGGCAAGTCCCAGCTCCTGAACTACCTGGCGTTTCACGGTATGCGCAAGGGCGAGAAGTTCTGCATTGCCTCTATGGAGATGCCGGCACGTCGCACGCTGCAGCGCATGGTTCGTCAGGCGGCCGGCCTGTGCTACCCGACTCGCGGCTACATCAACGCAATCCTCGAATCGCTCTCCGGGAAGCTCTGGATCTATGACCAAGTTGGGTCGGCCAAGACGAGCGAGATGCTTGAGACGTTCCGCTATGCCGCCCGCCGCTATGGTGTGACCCATTTCATCGTGGACAGCCTGGCAAAGCTGGGAATGGCCGAGGACGACTACAACGGCCAGAAGCAAGCGATGGAAGCGCTGGTCGGCTTCGCTCACGAGATGGGCGTGCATGTGCATCTGGTCGCTCACCCGCGCAAGGCTGAAGACGAATCGAAGGCCCCCGGCAAGCTCGACGTTCGCGGCGGCGCAATCCTGACCGACCTTGCGGACAACGTAGTCACCGTATGGCGCAACAAGAAAAAGGAAGAGGCCCTAAAAGCGGGCTCTCCCGAGGACGTTGACCGCTACGAAGCCCAGTCCGACGTGCACATGATCATCAGCAAGCAGCGGCTTACCGGGGAGGAGGGAAAGATCCCGCTCTGGTTCGATCCCGCGTCCGCTCAATACCTAGAACGCGCAGAAAGCAAGCCTCGGCAGTGGGTGAACTACTCCGGCCAAGTTGAGCAGCGCCCTGACCTGAAGGAAACAGCATAAATGTCAGATCTCAACGAAATGGCCGAAGCCTTCGAGCAGGCCCGCACAGCTCCCGATCCAGCCGACAAGGCCAGCGCTCAACAGATGCTTAGCGAGATGCACGGCGTTGCTGCTGTGCGGGAGCGGCTGAAAGGTGATGGCCGTCCGGATTGCCTGGATTGTGGCGAGCACCTATCAGACGAACGCCGCGAAGCCATGAAGAACGCCGTGCGCTGCGTGCCGTGCGAAGAGATCCATGCACAGATGGAGGCGCGCCGCCGTGGCTAACCCAACCTTCCCCCTGCGCAACGAGATGGACCGCCAGCGCGCTATCGCCTGCCTGCAGAAGGTAGACCTCGACGCCGGCTGGACTTGGACCATGCGAGAGGAGGTCCGCAGCGATCAGCAGAACCGCCGCATGTGGGCCATGTTGCGCGATATCTCCCGCCAGGTTGAGTGGTACGGCCAGATGCTCAAAGACGAGGACTGGAAGCACATCTTCAGCGCCTCGGTCGAGCAGCAACGCGCCGTCCCCGGCCTGAATGGCGGCTTCGTCGTCCTGGGCATCTCAACCCGCAAGCAGAGCAAGAAGTGGTTCGCGGACATGTTCGAGGTGATGGAAGCCTTCGCTGCAGAGCGGGGCGTGAAGTTCACCACGGCTGATCATTGGGGAATAGGAGCTGCAGCATGAATAACTGGTACGTCTATTGGCTCATCGGCTGCGGCTTCATCGCTCAAATGTGGCTGCTTTGGCACGGCGGGAAGATCCTCGGCCAAGTCATCTATGCAGCTGCGGCGGCGACTTCGATTACCCGCTTCGCTTGGGCCTGCGCCCGCGTTCATGGTTTCCGTGAGCGTCGGTTCCCGAACTGGATCTACGCGCCGAAGTTCTGGTTCACCTATTTCCGCGTCGAGCTGGGTTGCACGCCCGGCCAGTCCGAGCACTTCGGCGGCTCTGGCGTCTGGAAGGGTATCGGCAAATGGACCGTGCATCCCAAGAAGGAGGCTGTATGACCAAAGCCGAGAAAGCCCACCTCTCCCGCGTCGCCGCCCTGGGCTGTGTGGCGTGTTTTATCCAAGGAACGCCCGGAACGCCAGCCGAGATACATCACCCGCGCGCCGGTCGCGGCAAGGGTCAGCGCGCAAGCCACATGGACGGCATTCCGCTCTGCCCGCCGCATCACCGTGGCACCCATCACCCGGCTGTGCCAAGCATCCACCTGGCAAAGCTGGCCTTCATCGAGCGATTCGGAACAGAGGAGAAGTTGTTGCAGTTGGTGCAACAGCTCACCGGACAGGAGCAGGCGGCATGAGCTGGCTAGCAATCGCATCAATGGTTCTTGTCGCAATCCTGGCTCCGCTGGTGGCCGCATGGGCAGACCTGAAAGTCACCGAACTGAAAGAGAAGGAAGCGAGCCAATGACCCACAACCACTACTACAAAGACGTCTCCAAGCTCGAAACCATCGACGTGTACCGGGTCATTGAGTTGTTCGACGTGCCGGCCGGACCGATTGACCACGCCGTCAAGAAGCTGCTCTGTGCGGGCAATCGTGGCCACAAGGATCTTGATCGGGACATTCAAGACGCCATCGACAGCCTTGTGCGCTGGCAGGCAATGCGGGCAGAGGACGCGAAAGCTGAGTTCGGCCAGCAGAACACCCTGGACTACCGCGACCCCCGCACCGTTGCCGGCGTAGACGTGTCGTTCGAGACAGAGAAGCACATGAACTTCGCGCCGGAGGTGGCTGGTGAATGACTTCCTCTGCGGCGAATGCTGGATCGAACTTGGCGGAATTGACTGCCGATGCTCGGGCGCTGATCGAAGCGGACAAGCAAGCCTGCCTGATCCGGCACAAGGTGCGCGACCTCAAGGGGCCGGAGAAGGATCGGCAGGGTCGCGTTCTGCTGGCGGCTGTTCCGGAGAGTGCGCGTCCTGCGGTTGTGGCGGCGCTGAAGGCGAGGGGGAGTAGATGACCGCAGCCAGACGCATGCAAGCCCTCGGGCGCCTCCCGGTCGGCCAGCTCAACAAGACCGAGGAGGCATACCGCCAACACCTCGAGGCCCGCAAGTTCGCCGGCGAGATCGCCTGGTACCGCTTCGAGGGCATCAAGCTGCGCCTGGCAGACAAGACTTTTTACACGCCGGATTTCGCGGTGATGTTGGAAAGCGGAGAGCTGCAGCTGCACGAAGTGAAAGGGTTCTGGACCGATGACGCCCGAGTGAAAACCAAAGTCGCGGCAGATCAGTACCCGATCCAGATTATCGCCGTAACCGCCAAGACCAAAAAGGCGGGCGGTGGCTGGGCAATTGAAGAATTCTGAGGGGGAGACACCAATGGCCGCACGTGACGATCGTTTGCTCGAATTCGCAACAGAGCGCCAGGCTCAGTATCTGGAAGCCATCTGGCAAGAGGGCAGCATTCGGGCGGCGGCTCGCCAGCTTGGCGTGAACTTCAACGCTGTGCACAAGGGCTATCAGGCTGTGCTGCGCAAGGCTGGCTCGCCGGCTGAAGTGGTGCCAGTCGAGGCGAACGCGCAGACCTACGTCATAACGTCGGCCGTTAATGCCACGAAGGCACATGCCGGGTTTCTCCGCACGCTGCAGCTCTATTGCTCCCTGCGTGGCGCCAGGCTGATGGTCATTCCGCTCCGGTACCAGAACCCGACCAACCGCGACGCAAAGCGAGATAACGAGTGGTGGGATTCTCGACTGGTGCCTTACCTCGTTAGCGAGCGGACAAAGATCGCCCGCGACCTGATCGTGCTGGCAGACATCAAGACTCAGCCGACCGCCGTCAATCCGCTGCAGAAGTGGCAGACGGTGACCGGTACCGCTTCGGCCATCATTGGGCACCCGAAGATCGCACTGAAGACCGTAGCCACGAACCCTGGTGTGCCGGCCAAGCTGGTGATGAGCACCGGCGCGTGCACCGTCGAGAACTACAGCGACACCAACGCGGGCGCCTCGGGCAAGTTCCATCACACGCTTGGCGCGGTAGTGGTCGAAGTGGATGGCCCGCGCACGCACATACGCCATATCTGCCCGATGCGTGATGGCAGCTTCATTGACCTGGCCACCAAGTACACCGTGAAGGGCGCTGAGCCTGCTCCACGTGCTGATGGGCTGACCATGGGCGACATCCATGCAGAGCTGGCTTCTCCGATTGTTACGCAGGCCACCAAGGAGCTTGCCGAACTGATCCGCCCTAAGGTGCTCGTTCTGCATGACGTGCTGAACTTTGGGTCCGCCAGCCATCACGCGAAGTTCTTCGAGAAGTTTCGCCGGCACGTGAGCGGTACCAGCGGCGTGCTGCATGAGCTGAAAGTCACCGCCCGCCATATCGACCTACTGTCCGGGCTTGCCGATAAGACGGTGATGGTCAACTCGAACCACCACGACCACTTCACGCAATGGCTCGAGAAGGCAGAGCACGCCCTCGACATGGAAAACACTCTGGTCTTTCACGAGACCAAGGCCGCCATGCTCCGGGCTATTCATGAGGGCAGCTACTGCGACCCGTTCCAATACTGGATGGACAAGCTGATGAAGCACGGCGACCGCCTGCTGTGGCTGAAGCCGGGCGAGTCGTTCATGCGTCACGGTATAGAGCATGGTTGGCACGGCCACAAAGGGCCTAATGGGGTCCGCGGATCAACCAAGAGTTTCGCCACCATCGGCGCCAAGGTCGTGAAAGGCCATTCCCACGGCGCAGAGATCATCGACGGGGCGCGCTCAGTCGGTACCAGTTCACTTATGGACATGGGCTACAACACCGACAGCCCGAGCGGATGGACCTGGACCCACGACATCACTTACGCCAACGGCAAGCAGACGCTCATTCATTGCGTCGGCGGCCGGTTCTTTCGCAGCGATGCAGCTATGACCAAGGAGTTCGCAGCATGACCTACCCATCAGTTGTATCAGCAGTAGTCCGGGCTCTGGCTGCGGAGACGATCAACTCGGCTGGTGGCTGTGACTTCCAACCAAAGGTGCAGGCCGCCCGGGTGCCTGGCGCTATCTGCGGCAAGGAAGAAGCCTTCTTGACCGACTGTTGGGTCCATGGCCGTCTCCACAAGGCGCTGCCGGTTGGTCTGTGGCTGGCTTTGGTAGCCAAGTACAGCACCCACTTGGAGCGCAAGCATGACGCGATGATGGCGCTGGCTTGTTCGGTGAAGTCGCCAGCACCGGAGCGGTTCGTCATGGCCGCAACCGCCACATGGGCATTCCCCAAGCTGCCGGGCGTGGAGGGGAAGCGCAGCACGAGTGTTCTGCCTGCCGCATGGTATGACATTAACCGCTGGGACGATGGCGGCAAGCCAGACTCCACGCTATACCGTTGGCGCTCAGCGATCCGCCGGAGCCTAGAAGATCAGGTGAATGAGGCGCTAATGCACGCTCAAGAAGTGCTCGATCGTGAAGGCCTGATTCGCTGCGCTGCGTAAGGTATAATCGCCATGCGTGGCTAGGCTTAGCGGCTGAAAAGGAGTTGTCTCACTCCCTGCCACGTCCTCACCTGAGACGCATCGAATAGGAGACGTTCGATATGCTCACTCAAGAGCGACTGAAAGAAGTTCTGCACTACAACAAGCACGTTGGCGTTTTCACGTGGCGGGACAAGTCCAATCCCAGGACATACGGCAAAACTGCCGGTGTTGTGAATCGTGGGCGTGGATACATTACGATCGGCATCGATTACGAGCACTACACCGCACACCATCTCGTCTGGCTTTGGCATCACGGCTATATGCCTGCAGGACAGATCGACCACATAGATGGTGACCGCTCAAACAACCTGCTGAGCAACCTGCGCGAAGTGTCGCAGGAGCAGAACTCAATGAATATGAAGCGCAACGCACTCAACACCAGCGGAGTGAAGGGCGTCCATTGGGACAATCAGAGGAAGCGCTGGGTTGCGGTGATAAAGAACAAGGAGCAGTACCTGTTCCGCAAGGCCTTCAAAAATCTTGAGGACGCAGAGCGAGAGATAAAGGCCGCTCGTGAAGCCTTGCATGGAGAGTTCACGAATCATGGCGTGCATCGGTACGAACTCGAAGAAGCGCTTGACTAGAGTAATAAAGTGATAGAAGATACGGCTATCTTGGTCATTTCACGCGTTGAGATGGACGGGAGCTAAATACTCCGCTCAGAGTACGCAGCAATAGCTTCGGGAATTCTCACCCTGGGGCACCAGAAACCCGGCCTAACCGCTGGGTTTTTTTATGCGCGAACGGTTCGACAAGGGCTCACCTACCCAGCGCACCAATTCAACACATCCGCCATGCCTCTGCCTGCATGCACAAATCGCGCGGATTTTCATTACAAGCCTCGCCTTTGCGGGGCTTTTTGCATTCTGGAGTTCCGTATGTACGACCTCCGCCTGGGTGATTGCCTTGAGGTGATGGCGGAAATTCCAGATGGCAGCGTGGATCTGGTGCTATGCGATCTGCCTTACGGGACAACTCAATGCGCGTGGGATAGCGTTATCCCTTTCGAGCCGCTGTGGGATGAATATCGCCGCATCGCTAAGCCAGCAGCTCCGATCGTTCTGACCGCCAGCCAACCGTTCACAACCGCGCTGGTTGCTTCAAACATGCGCGATTTCAAATACTGCTGGGCGTGGAACAAGGTTCTGCCGCGAGGGCACCTGAACGCCAAGCGCCAGCCTCTTCGCGTATATGAGGACGTGGCTGTTTTCTATCGCGCACAGCCGACATACAACCCGCAGAAAACTTGCGGCCACAAGCGCAAGGTTGCACACACGAAGTACGAACGCGCAGGAGAAGGTGAACAGGTATATGGTGCGGAGAAGCGCGACACGCACTATGACAGCACCGAACGTTATCCAACCAGCATCATCACGGTGAGCAACGCGGCGCAGGGCGGCAAGGTCCACCCAACCCAAAAGCCCGTCGCCCTGATGGAATACCTGATCCGCACCTACACGAACGAGGGCGAGACAGTCCTCGATAACTGCATGGGATCAGGCACTACCGGCGTCGCCTGCGCCAACACAGGCCGCTACTTCATCGGCATCGAGCGCGACCCCGGCTACTTCGAGATCGCCCGTTCGCGTATCGAGCAAGCACATCAGGCGCACGTCGCCTAAACCCTTTCCGGCCCCATGACTTTGACTGCTTCCTAGCTCCGAGCGGATAGCGATAGGCATGTGAGGCCGGACCAAACACCAACTGCCCCATGCGGGATAACCGAGATATGAAGATGCCAGACCGTCCCGAGACATGGGCAGTGGCCCTCGCATGGCTGCAGACAATCGCCCCTAGCCTGTATGCATTCGCCCTGTCAGTGACCATCGCTGTATTGCGCGTGGTGTATGGCGGCGGCAATAAGCGGCAGATGGTCCTTGAAGGCGCCCTGTGTGGCCTTGCCACGCTGACCCTTGTCCCGCTGCTCGAATACTTCGGCCTGCCTCAATCGATGGCCACCTTCGTTGGTGGATCTGTTGGATTCCTCGGCACTGAGAAGCTTCGCGACCTGGCTATCCGCTGGGGAGAGAAGAAGGCGGCTGTATGAAGCGCATCGCCTGGCGAGTCGTCATCACCCTCTGCGTACTGAACCTATGCCTGATCGGCTGGGGAGTGGTTGAGGCTGTGCGGTGGGCTGGGTCGTTGGTTTCGTGTGTGTGAGAAAACATAGAGGTTCCTGACATGAGCTTGACCCCGAAACAGGAGGCGTTCTGTCTGGCCTACCTGGAGACGGGTAATGCCAGCGAAGCCTATAGGCGCTCGTACAGCGCTGAGAACATGAAGCCGGCAAGCATCAACGTCGCAGCTTGCAAGTTACTGGGCGACCCTAAGGTGGCCCTAAGGCTGAAAGAGTTGAACGCTGCTGCCGTTACGTCGGCTGTGATGACCCGCCAGGAGGCCTTAGAGAGGCTTTCGACGTTTGCCCGTACCGATCTATCGGATCTGGTGGAGTTCGGCACGTATGAGGTCGGAGAGCAGGATGGGCAGCCGGTTATCCAGGCGGCGTGGAAGATTCGCGATTCCGTTCTTCAGGACCCGGCGAAGCTGGCAGCCATTGCCGAGCTGAGCGCCACGAAGGACGGAGTGAAGATCAAGACTCACTCGCCGCTTCACGCTATCCAGCAACTCGCGAAGATGCAGGGGTGGGAGTCGGCAACGAAACATGAGCTGACCGGCAAAGACGGCGGCCCGATCCAGCATCAGGACATCAGCGATGACCAGCTGAAAGAAAAGCTCGCCGCGCTGGGCTTTGGCCGTGAGGCAAACCAGCTCGCGGGCAAGGTGGTAGGCAATGTCGAACCTAGCGATATTCGAGAAGCTGAAGCAGCAACGGATTGAGCAGGCCCGGCAATCGCTGATGCCGTTTGTGCTGTACACCAAGCAGGACTATGAGTCGGGCTGGTTCAATGAGCTGCTATGCGCCGAGATGGATCAGTTCCTTCTCGACGTAGCGGCCGGCAAGTCACCGCGGCTGATGATCTTCGCTCCGCCTCGTTCGGGCAAGAGCGAGATCGCCTCGCGACGCTTCCCTGCATACGCACTGGGTCGTTTCCCGAGCTGGAACATCATTGCGTGCTCGTACTCGTCCGACCTTGCTAACCGCATGTCGCGCGATACGCAGCGGGTGATAGATCAGCGTGAATATGCAGAGCTGTTCCCTGATACGGCGCTGTCCCAATCCCGCACCGGCTCCAGTGGCGCTATCCGCACCGCTGAGCTGTGGGAGACGGTCAAGGCTGATGGCGACCTAGCAGGCGGCTCGTATCGTGCTGCAGGCGTAAACGGCGGCATCACCGGCCAGGGCATGAACATCGGCATCATCGATGACCCGGCCAAGGACTACAAAACAGCAGCCAGCGCCGCGTATCAAGAAGCGGTGATGGACTGGTACGACACCACATTCTTTACCCGTCGCGATCCGAAGCTGAACGGCATTGTCATTATCCTGACCCGCTGGCATCAGCTTGACCTTGCCGGGCAGTTGCTTGCTCGCGCAGAGAAAGGAGGCGAACAGTGGCGTGTCGTTTCCTTCCCAATGGAAGCCGAGAAGACCGAGTTTCACGAACTGAACGGCCAGCGGCTAAAGCTGCGTGAGCCTGGCGACATCCTGTTCCCTGAGCGGATGCCGCGTGAGTTCGTGGAGGCGTGCAAGCGCTCCGGCTCGCTGTCGTGGAATGCTCTGTACCAGCAGCGGCCAACGACAAAAGGCGGCGGCGTCATCAAGTCCGACTGGTTCGGCTATTACCGCGTCCTGCCTCGCATCAAGTGGCGGGCCATCTATGCCGACACGGCGCAGAAAACGGCCAACCACAACGACTACAGCGTGTTCCAGCTCTGGGGCATGGGTGAGGACGGAAACGCCTACATGCTCGACCAGATCCGCGGCAAGTGGGAAGCCTGGGAGCTTGAGATTAAGGCGGCGGCGTTCTACCAGAAGCACAAGGCGTATGACCCGAAGCACCCGTCACCGATTCGCTACATGGCAATCGAGGACAAGGCTTCGGGTACTGGCCTGATCCAGAACATCCGCAAGAAGGCAGGCGCGCCCGTGAAGGCGATCCCGCGCGGCACTGACAAGGTAACGCGCGTGCTGGATGTGCAGGGTTTCATCGAGTCGGGATATGTCCGGCTCCCTGATCCATCCGCATCGCATTCGCACACAGCCGCCGAGTGGGTTAGCGACTTCATCATGGAGGCTGAGGCCTTCTCGCTGGAAATGTCGCACGCCCACGACGACCAGATAGACCCGATGTGTGACGCCATCAGCGACATGCTCGGCGGCACGAAATCAACCGGCTTCGATTGGCTATAGGAATCCCCATGAGCGAAGACACAAAGCCGCGCCTTCGCTACTCCAGCGACGGAACGATGATCGCCAGCAATGACGGCCTGAAGAACGTTATATCTGGCATGGGCACCGAGCGGGACCGGCGCACGCATTCGCAGTTCAACTACGGGGCCGGCAACGACATTGCCGAACTCGAAGCGGCGTATGCCACCAACTGGATTGCCCGTCAGGTTATCGACGCTCCGGTAGACGATGCAACCCGCGAGTGGCGTGTCTTCTCGATTGATGAGGCCGCCGAGATCCGCAAGGCCGAGAACGCCATGAACCTGCAGGGCGTCACGCAGGAGGCGTTCAAGTGGGCGGGGCTATACGGCGGCGCGGGTGTGCTGCTCATCACCGACCAGCCGCTCGACAAGCTGCTGGATCACAAGAAGATCAAGAAGGGCTCACTGAAGCGTTTGCTCGTTCTCGACCGGATGCTTATCACCGGCCAGGACTACAACGTCAGCGATCCGATGGCAGCGAACTACATGCTGCCGAACTACTACATCGTCAACGGTGGGCGGCTTCCGATCCACCACAGCCACTTCGTTCGTGCGCCAGGGGCGAAACTGCCGCTTCGTCTGCGAATGATCAACCAGGGCTGGGATGACTCGCAGCTCCGCCGCTGCATGGAAGACATCAAGGATGCGGTTTCGGCCAAGTCCGGCGTAGCGAGCCTGATTCAAGAGGCGAACGTCGACATCATCAGCAAGGACGGGTTGAGCGACATCCTGTCCAGTGGTGACATGGATACAGCTGTAGCCTCCCGCTACCAGATGTTCGGGATGATGAAGTCCATGTTCCGGCTCGGCCTGCTCGACTCCACCGAGGAATATAACCGCCACGCTGCCTCCTTTGGCGGCCTGGGCGAGATCCTGTCCACGCTGATGGAGTGGGTGTCGGGCGCTGCTGAAATCCCCATGACGCGCCTGTTCGGCGTCCAGTCAAAAGGCATGGGCGATTCTGGCAAAGGCGACATGAACAACTACTACAACGCGATCCGTGGCAAGCAGGAGAGCGATTACCGCCAGTTCCTCGAAGCGATCGACAAGGTCCTGATCCCGTCGGCGCTGGGTTCGATGCCTGATGACTGTGAGTTCGACTGGAATCCGCTGTCGCAGCCGTCCGATACCGAACTGGCTCAGCAGCAGCTGGCCTTTGCACAGTCCGATGACATCCGACTGGCTCAGGGCGTTGTGCGCCGCTCTCAAGTGGCCCGCAAGCTGGCAGAGCAGGGCGTTTATGCCATCGGTGACGACGACATAGACCAGATGGAAACCGACGAGAAGGCCGAGCGAGATGGAGAAGACTTTATCCCCCTTGCAGGCCTTGGCGGAGGCGAACCAGGCACTGCTGAAGAAGCGGGCAAGGTCAGCGAAACCGATTCAGCCTAAAGACACCGCCGAGCGTTATTACCGGGGGCAACTCCGGGCGCTCGTGCGGGAGATGGCGAAGGCGGTCGATGCAGAGCTCACGCCGATCCTGAAAGCTGAGTACACCGCTGATTCACCTCTCGTTGACCGCATCATTGCGGCGCTGAACAGGATGGCGGCTCGCTTCACCGGCACAGTCTACGCCAATCAGGCACACCGGCTCGCTCAGTCAACGCTGAGCATGGCCGAGGCCGATAGCACGGCTGCGTTCGTGTCCTCTGTGAATCGCGCCGTTGGCGTCGACATGGGGCGGCTCATATCGAGCGAGGGGCTTCAGTCCTACCTTGATATGGCCGTTGCCGAGAACGTCGCGCTGATCAAGTCGCTCGGTTCCGAGTACTTCAGCAAAATCGAACAGGCTGTCCTGAGCGGAATGCGGGCCGGCGAATCGACTACGGTCATCGCCCGACGTATTCAGGAAGAAACAGGCAGTACCTACAAGCGCGCCAAACTGATCGCTCGCGACCAAATGGCCAAGGTCAATTCGGATGTTGTGCGCAGACGACAGCAGCAGGCCGGCATCGCCCGGTTCCGCTGGTCGACGTCGAAGGATGAGCGCGTGTCCGGCAACCCGGCCGGCAAGTACCCGAACGCCAAGGTGAAGTGCTACCAGATTGCCCGACAAGACATTGGATTTGGGCCTGGCGTCTACCTGATCGACAAGGGCGCTAAGTACGCCGGCGAAACGGGGCTGTTCCCCGGAAGGGCGCACATAAATTGCCGCTGCGTCGCGGTGAGTCTTATCGAAGGCGTCGACTACTAAGGAACCACCGCATGAAGATTCTGCTTCAGGATCGTGCGGCCATCCCTGTTCCATCCCATCGCGAATACTCAGAAAACGGCTACCTCAAGGTGCCGGGACGGGTCGCGCTCGCGGGGAATGTACAGCAGTACCTGGCTAGCGAGCTGGGGCTTACGGATCGGCCAGGCAATACCGTCGTTAACGTCTATCGGCCGCCTGAATCGGTATTCGATCCGGCATCGCTGGCGACCTACGACAACGCGGACGTGACCGTCGAGCATCCGACCGAGATGGTCGATGCAGGCACGTTCAAGCGCGTAGCGGTCGGTCACGCAATCAGCCCCGGCCGGCAAGAGGGCATCGCCGTCGTCGTCGATCTCCTGATCAAGGATGCCGAGGCGATCAAGGCCATCGAAGGCGGCAAGGCTGAGCTTTCCGCTGGCTACCTCGCGGAGTACGTCGAGCAGCCTGGCACGACCCCAGACGGCACCCCCTACGAATTCATCCAACGCGGCATCGCCGTGAACCATATCGCCTTGTGCGATCAAGCGCGTGCGGGCCGTCTCGCTCGCCTGTTTGACACCAAACCAGCCGAGGAGGCTGTCATGACTCATAAAGTAACGCTGGATTCTGGCGTCAAGATTGAGGTTGCTGACGAGGCATCCGCAGTCCTGCTCCAGTCCACCATCGACGGCCTCCGCAAAGCTGCGCGTGACGCCGAGGAAGCCAAGGCCAAAGCCGAAGCCGAGAAGGCCAAAGCCGAAGCCAAGGCCGACGCCCTGGACGAAGAGAACGAGGAACTGAAAGAGAAGGCCTCGGAAGATTCGATCAGCAATCGCCTGGCTGATGTTCTGGCCGTCACCGATGCAGCCCGCAAGCTGGCCGGCACTGAATTCACCTGCGACTCCGTGAGCCCGATCGAGATCAAGCGCGCCGCTCTGGCCGTTCGCAATCCGAAGCGCGCCTGGGCAGACAAGGCTGAAGCCTACGTGCTGGCCGCCTGGGACTCCGAAATGGAGAAGAAGGAAGCCGAGGACGAGGAAGACGAGAAGAACAAGGGCAGCACGGCTGATTCTCACCGCCAATTCGGCGCTGATCTGGCGAACGTGCCGACCGGTGACGCACAACCAACCATCGATGCAGCCTATCAGGCCCGCATGGAACGTACTGCCAACGCCTGGAAGGGGAACTAATCCATGTCCGTTACTCAAGATACTTTCAGCCAGTACTCCGGTATCGGCTTCCACGGCCAGCAGAACACCGACTTCCCGTCGTGGATCAGCTCGCAGCACGCCGAAGGCGGCGCGATCCCGTTCGGCGTAGCGGTCAGCTTCGGTACTGCCGACCATCAGGCTGTACTCGGCGGCGCTGCATCGGCTGATCTGATCGGCGTGACCGTCCGCACTCAAGCGGTCGAGAACAACGCTGCCGGCGAATCCGTTTACGCCGAAGACAAGGCCATGTCCGTCATGGAGAAGGGCCGCATGTTCGTGACCGTCTCCGATGGCGCTACTCGTGGCGCTGCGGTGTACGTGGTTCCGGCTACTGGTGAGCTGGTTTCCACCGTCGGCACCAACGTGGCCCTGACCGGCGCCCGCTTCCTGCGCAGCTGTGCTGCCGGCGAAGTCTCTGAAATCGAAATCAAGTAAGGAGCGACACAATGCGCCAGAACACCTTTGACGCCGGCCCAGCGGCCGCAATGTCGTTCCTGATCAGTCAGCGGACGCACATCGAGACCAAGGTCTACGAGACCAAGTACCCCGACGTTACCTATGCCGAGCTGATCCCGGTCGACACCAGCGCTCCCGAGTGGGCGCCGATCGTTGCCGTTGCCTCGGTAGATGCTCGCGGCGAACTGGCCTTCGTTGGCCCGAACAGCAACGACATCAACCGCGCGGACGTTGGCTACAAGCTGGGTACTCACCCGGTGCAGACCGCTGCGCTCGGTTACGGCTACAGCCTGGAAGAGATCAACCAGGCTCGACTGATGAACATGAATCTCAGCGCCGACAAGGCCGCTGCAGCCATGCGCATCGCCGAGCAAGGCCTGAACAAACTGGCATACCTCGGCAACGTCGAAGCCGGCTATGAAGGCCTGTTCAACACTGCAAGCGTTGGCGTTAGCGCTGCCGGTAGCACCATCGCCGCTCTGGTGGCTGGTGCGACTGACGTTGCGGGCGCTCAGGCCGTCGTGACCTTCTTCCAGCAGTCGATTGATCAGGTCTACCTGACCAACACGAACACCACGTTCGCGCCGACCCACATCATCCTCCCGCCTGCCCAGCGCAATCTGTTGGCATCGGCCATCCTGCCGTTCGGCGGGAACATGACCCTGCTGCAGTACCTGGAGATGAATCTGGTATCGGGCCGCTCCGGCAAGGTCCAGTTCGTTCCGGACCTGAGCCTGAAGGGCGCGGGCGCTGGCGGCGTGGACCGCATGATGGTCTACACCCGCTCGGAAGAGACCGCCAAGTTCCATCTGCCGATGGGCTTCAACTTCCAGTCCCCGTATCAGGACACCGCTCTGTCGTGGTTCATCCCGGGCATCCTGCGTACTGGCGGCACTGAAATCCGCGTACCCAAAGCGCACCAGTACCGCGACGGGGTGTAATCATGACCACGCTCACCAACGTGTCAAAGCAGTTGGTGGCCGTGACCGATGCCGGGGTGATGAAAGATATTCGCCCCGGCGCATCGGTCGACGTGGATGGTCGCCAGAACTGGAAAGATGACCTGTTCGTCAAGGCGGGATGGCTGAAGCTGTCCGAGCCTGAGCCGGTCAAAGCCGAACCTGAAAAGGTGGAGCCGCAAGAGACAAAGCCGACGCGCCGCAAGCGCTGACGCACCGCCCCGCTTCGGTGGGGCACCAATTCCAGCATGCGGGCCATGTGCCGGCATGTTATGTTTCGTTTGCGGCTAGGGTAGCTCCCGAAAAGCGATTACCTCATCGCCTGCCGCATCCTATATAGAGGCATCGAAGCGAGGTATTCGATATGAGCGACAAAATGCGAGAAGAGTTTGAGGCGGCATATCAAGCCGAGAGTGACGGCAGAGGGAAGTTTCAGCCGGCGCCGTTCACAACCTACCCGGATGGCGCCTATGCAATTCCGATGGTGGATATGGCTTGGTGGGCATGGCAAGCATCCCGCGCTGCGCTGCTGATTGAGCTGCCCCGTGATGACGTATATTGCGACGATGAAGCCATAGCCGCACTGAACGACTGCCGCGAAGCCATCGAAACCGCAGGCGTGAAGTGCACCTAACCTAAACAGCAAGACCCAAGACCCAGCCAAGTGCTGGGTTTTCACATTTTAGGCCTCGCATCTGCGGGGCTTTTTGCATTCTGGAGCGCCGCATGGATATCACCGCTGACATTGTGCAGGCCTTCCGTGGCTACTACAGCGAGTTCGCCGACACAGCCGCTTGGCCTGACGCCGACGTGATCCGCGCGCTTGAAGAAGCCGACGACGAGACGGGCGCCCGCTGGGGTGCCTACAAGCATCGCTCGATCAAGCTGCGGGGGATGTTCGCCTTTGCTGCGCATCGCCTCGCTATGGGCAGCCTGCGCCGATCTGTGGTCGAGAATGGTGGCATGGCTTCGATGCCTTACGCCGTATCGAGCAAGTCGGTTGCTGATGAGTCGGTTTCCTACGCGGTGCCGAGCCCGACAGTGGCTGAGCAGATCGCAAACGGTGATTTGACGTTGACTATCTACGGGCTCGAGTTCCTGCGCCTGCGTAAGCGTGCCGGGGCCGGCGCCCTGATGGTGTAGCCGTGAAAATGCACACGTCCGTAGCGGGCGGCGACAGGCTCGGCACCAAACTCCGGCAGATCCGCGAGCGTCTGCAGAAGAACAGCGGCGTGCTCATTGGGTTGCCGGCCGGGACAGGCAGTTACGAAGACGGCGCACCCATTGCGGTGATTGCAGCGGTTCAGGAGTTTGGCTCGGCAGACGGGCGAATCCCTGAACGATCGTTCCTGCGTGTGCCGCTGCGGCAGAACGCTGAGACATTTCAAGCCATCTGGCGCGCTCAAGTCCCGAAGGTGGTAGACGGCGACATGACGATGCACCAGGTGATGAGCCAGCTAGGCGCCCGCGCGGTTGCGGTGAGCCAGGAGGCCATCTCTGAAGGCATTGCGCCGGAAAACGCCGAGTCGACCAAGAAGCGCAAGGGTTCCAGCAAGCCGCTGATCGATACCGGCGCGCTTCGGCAGTCAATTACTTTCATCGTCGAGGACTGATCATGTTGAGCATGCAGGACCATATCGACGGCACGTTCAACAGCCCGGTCGAGGGTGGGGTGAAGCGGCTCAAGCCCGCAACTGGCGGCGGCTACACCGGCCCGGGCGGAACATGGCAAGACGGCGCTCCGGCTGAAGAGATCACGCTGACCCGCGTGAACATCCAGCCGGCCAGCCTGAAGACGATGCAGATCCTCGTCGCCCTGGGCGGAACGGCTAACCCGCAAGACGTTCGGCTCGTGCATATCAACGACGGGGTGAACTACCTCTATCCCGACGACGACGGCAAGTTCGCGGACCTCCTTGAGTTCTCCGACGGCGTAGCGGTGCGTCAGTGGCGCGTCATCCAGTGTGATAACCGGCCCTGGCGGAACTTCTGCAAGGCCATCGTCGAACGATTCCGGGGGTCTTGATGGAAACCATCGAAGAGCTTCACCCGGTCTTTCAGCAGCTCGTTCAGCTCGCTACGGGTGTCGACACAGTGATTCTCGCCAACCAGGGCAAGCCAGCGCCGGCCGGGCTGTATGCGACCTATCTGCCTGTTCCGGTGCGCGCGTATGGGCACGTCAGGCGCGAGCGGACAGACGTACCAGCAACCGAGCCATTCGACCCGGAACTAGGCGAATGGACGGACTTCGACGAGAAGGCGTTGACCTCGATGCAGTTCATCCTCTCGGTGAACATCCTCAACGAGGGCGCAGCCACGGCAGCGATGAAGCTGCATAACGCGAACTTCCGAGGGCCTATCTCGAAGTTCCTGTTCGAAAACAAAATCGCTTGGCGCTACGTCAGCGATACGCGAAACCTGACCGGGCTCATGCAGGCCGGTGTTCAACCGCGTTACCAATCGGACATTCACCTCTTCATTGAGGCGTCTGTCTCCTACACCGTCCTGCGCGCTGCAGGATTCAGCCTTGAACTGTCCGACGAAACCGGCAACCCACTGAACGGAGCCTGACATGGCCTATCCTGTCGACAACATTATCCCCGTCAACGTCATCATCAGCCCGTCCGGCCTGGGTTATGCCAACTTCTCCAGCGCGTTCGTATTCGCTGATCAGGCTGACCTCGCCTCGCTGGTGACCTTCGACGCGAACACGTACCGCGACTATGCGACCACTTCCGAAGTCGCCGAAGACTTCGCTACTGACAGCGCGGTCTACCACATCGCGACCCGCTACTTCGCGCAGATCCCGAAGCCGCCGCAAATCAGCGTGTGGATGAAAGACCCGCTTGACACCGGCATCGTCGACACGCTCAACAAGGCGGCCGACGAAGCCTGGCGCTATCACCAGTTCCTCAAGCTGTCCGACCTCACCGAAGCGAACGCGCTGGCGGTGGGCGACTGGGGCGATGCGAACAGCCGCGCTATCTGGGCAACCTTCAGCGCTGCCGGCATCCTCGATCCGCAGTCCGACACTGACATCATGTCTGTGCTGCAGGCCAAGGGTAATCGCCATATGTTCGCCGGCTTCAAGTCGAGCGGCCAGGTAGCGACCGACCCGACCCAAGCCTATGCCATGTGCCAGCTTGCCGCGGCGTTCCACAAGTTCCGCCCCAACGGCCAGCGCACCGCCATTACCGGCGAGTTCCAGGTGCTGCCAGGCGTCATGGGCGATGACCTGTCGACCACGGCCTATAACGCGCTGACCGCCAAGAATGGCGTGTTCTTCACGCAGATCGAATTGGCAGGCCAGACCGACAACAGCCGAGTGATCAACTCCAAGTCAATGTCCAGCTTCGGCGAGTTCATCGATGACGTGGTGAACCTTGATGTGCTGAAAAACTACCTGCAGGTCGATGGTTACAACTACATCGCAGGCGCTGGCACCAAGCGTCCTCTCGATCAGCGCGGCTATGCCGGCCTGCTGGATGTCCTGGGCGCTACCTGTAAGAAGTTCTTCGACAACGGCGTGCTGGGCACTGGCACTTACATCGACCCAATGGACGGCGTAACCAAAGTCGCAGATTACGGGTTCGTGATCATGTCGAAGCCGGAAGACGTGCTGAGCCTGTCCGTAGCCGACAAGCGCGCCCGCAAGTTCCCGCTCACCACCATCTATGTCGTCCTGGCTCGCGCCGGCCACGTCGCAGAAATCAACGTCAACGTCGAATAAGGATTCTGACCCATGGCTATGTATCGCTACGGTGCCGACGGCGCCAACCTGACCGTGTTCGGCATCCCTATTTCTGAGTTTGGCGATTCCGACCCGGCTATCACCATCGAAGACATCGAGCAGCGTTCTACCCTGAAGCGCGGCATCGGCCGGACTTCGGTGCGTCTGGACAACCAGACCCGGCCCAAGCGGCTCACTATCAACCTGATGCCCGGCTCTGACGAAGTGCGCCAGATCCTCGCCGCGGAGAAGTCCGGCGTCGACGCGACGTTCAGCTTCCGCCAGTCGGGCACCGTCGAGATGGTTGCTGGCTTCGATGGCGTGCTGGTTACCCGCGGCTCCATGGGGCGTGCTGGCAAGACTAGCGTTTCCGATGAGTCGTTCGTGTTCGAGTTCGCGGACAGCGAGGAAACCTAATGGCTCGCTCATTCACCGTTGAAGCTGGAGGCGTCGAGTTCAAGGGCTCCACGGCCCCAGCTAAGGCGCAAATCGAGATGCTGCACATTGCGGGGCGGACGGGCTTGATCGTCTCCCTGCAGGAGAAAGCGTCCGATATGGCCCTTGTGGTCGCGCTGACGCAGATTCACCCGGACGACTTCACCGCACTGCGCAAGCTGTGTTTTGTGTCCGGCAAGGAAGATCTTGTAGTTCGCGCTGCGGACAACGTGCCGGTAGGTGAGAACCTGTTTCAGGACGCTCCGCAGGACTTCTACCTGCTGGTCGGCCGGGCGCTGGTGGAAAACCTCAGCCCTTTCTGGCAGCTCCGCAAAGCAACCGTCGAAGGCTCGGCGGAGCAGACAGCGAGCCACTAAACCCGTTTGTGGACTGGTTCCTCTGGCGTCCGTGCGCGGGCCTGGGGGCAACCTGTCCACCGCTGGCGAAGTGGTCGGACATGCTCGACGGAACCTACGATCTGGTTGACGTGCAAATGATGCACTGCGTCATGGACGAGATTGAGCATCAGGTGGAGCGTGCTCTCAATAAGTGATGGCGCTGCGCTATTCTGCGGTCATGAAGAAACTGCGCGTCAGCTACGAGCTCGTCGACGACAAGGGCGAAATCATTTACAGCCGTGTCCACGAGATGCGGCCAAGTGATGGCGTGCCTGGTCGTCCGATGAAGCTCAAAGCAAACGGGTCAGGGCTGCAGATCGCCGTACATAACGAAGCTGTTGCCTTCTGGCGCGAGCTGGTCATGCTTGGGCATCTGGACGACTACGTGAGGTCGCAGCACATGCCGATGCTGCTTCCGCCAATGGATGGGGATGAAGAATGCGAGTAGTGGCGGCCCTGCTCTTGTTGCCCGCGCTGGTTTATGCCGTTGCGCCTGGCGAGAAGACCGATCAGCAGTTCATGGCTGACGCCGAGACGATCTGTCAGCACGACGCAACCGAGCGAGGCGAGACCGAGCCCCGACAGTTTGCTTACTGCATGGAAAGGCAGCGTGACGGGCTGGCTCGGGTAACCAGTCACAGCGCGCAGTACACCCAAATGTTCTACGCCGAAGTGTCGTACCCATATTGCTACGGCGAGTGGACGAATCGCGATATCTCTAACGTCCGAATGATTGCTTACTGCCTAGATCAAGAGATCGAAGGCTTCAAGGATGTCCGCTATTACTCTGGCAAATTCGGCGAGGATCGCGTTCACGAAATCGTGATGCCGGTGCTCAATGACCTGCACTCTTGGCGGGCTGCCGGGAATGCCGTTAAGAGGCAGCTTGACCCTGCCCCATAGCTACTCGGTAGAAACAGACCCGCTTCGGCGGGTTTTTTATTGCCCGAATTTAGGAGTTCACCATGACCGAAGTCGTCGACGAGCTGCTGGTCAGGCTCGGCTTGGAGACCGATGCGAAAGGTTTCAAGGAGGCGAACAACCAGTTCGCCGGTATCCGCAGCGCCGCCTTGAAGCTTGGCGCCATCATCGGCGGCGGTGTCGGATTCCATGACCTGACCGTCGGCGTGGCTGCGGCGCGTGACGAGCTTGGCAAGTGGGCAAAGGACGCCGGAGTCAGCATTCAGTTTGCTGACAAGCTGCGTCATGCGATGGAGAAGTTCGGCGGCACAGAGGCTGACTCTCGCGGCCTGATCGATGTTGCCAACAACTTGCGGGAAGCCGCCAAGTGGGGCGAGCTGGCCGAAAGGTCGTTTACCTCAATGGGGTTCAACCCCCAACGCATCCAACAAGAGAACATGAGCGTCGAGGAGACGATTGATTTCATCTCCCGCGGGCTAAGCAACATAAGCGACCGCGACGAGCGGAACCGCATTGCTGAGTCGATGGGGATCAACAACCCATTCACGCGCAACATGCTTGCCGACTACAGCGGGATGCAGGCGGAGTTCAAGCGCGCCGAAGAGCTTGGCCTTGTAACCGAAGAGATCACCAAGAACGCCGCAGCATTCAACGATGCGATGACAGACGCCGGGCGGGTGGTCCGAAGCCTCAAGGACATGATCGCCAACGAGCTGCTACCGGGGATGGCGGACTGGGTAACAAGCGCGGCGGAGTGGACGGCACAGAATCGAGCACAGATCCAGAAGGGGCTGGACATCGCCGGGAATCCTGGCGGCGCCTTGCTTTTGGAGTGGGCGAAAGACTCGTCAGCTGAAGACGAAGACGGGTTTCTCGACAAGCTGTGGAGCGGCCTGAAATCTGCCAACTCGCCCGGAATGGGGATGGAATTCGGGCTGCTGCGCAAGCTGCTCGGGCTGCCTTCCTCGCCGTCAGCATCGGCAGGCGGCTTTTCAAATGACGCCATTTTCGATGCCCTGATCCAGCAGGAGTCTGGCGGTCGCCACTACGGTGACGGCAGCTTGCTCCGCTCGGGCAAGGGCGCGCGCGGAATAACGCAGGTCATGCCAGCTACGGGCCGCAATCCTGGCTACGGCGTCTCGCCACTGGCGAACGACTCGAAAGAGGAATACCTGCGCTTCGGTCGGGAATACCTGGCCGCGATGATGAAGGAATTCGACGGAGATACTCAGAAGGCGCTTGCGGCTTACAACGCAGGCCCTGGTGCGGTGAAGAATGCCGTCGCAAGTCACGGCGCCAACTGGCTCTCCGCGATGCCGGGCGAAACCCAAGCCTATGTCCCGTCGATTATGGGTCGGGCGGGGGCGAGCGGAACAACCAACTACTACAGCATCGACGCCAGGGGCTCGACCGATCCGGCGGCAACCGAGGCCGCGGTTCGTCGCGTCGTCGACGAGCGTATTCAGAACGCAGCCCAGATCAGCCGAGACGACTTCCCGAACAACGTCGAATAGGAATCAACCATGTCTCTAGTCGGCATATTCAGCAAGTCGCGCCCGGACATTGGCGGGCTGTTCTTCGACGCACTGCTTGAGGAATCGAGCGAGCTCGTAACGGATGTCACGGAATACCCGATAGAGACGGGCGCGATCGGCAACGACCACGCCGTAGAACGCCCGCTGCGGCTGACCATGACGGTTGCGCTGTCTGACAATCCGGTGAAAGCGGCGCTGGCTGAGGCGACCGGCACCTTCGAGGGGATTGCCGGGCCTGTCGTCGGAACGGCAGTGGGTGCTGTCATTGGCACTCTTGGAGGCACAGCGGCTGCTGTGGTGGGCGTTGCCGGCTCAATCCTGACCGAGCTGGCCGGAAGCGGTGAGCAGCGCTCAGGGAAGATGATCAAGGCCATCCGCACTTTGCAGAGCAGTCATCAGCTCATCACAGTCGTCGGCTCGAAAGGCGCCTATGACAACGTAATGATCACGAACACCCGCGTTCAGGTCACCAAGCAGAACGAGGGCGGGCTCGAACTGGTGGTGGAGATGCGCCGGCTCGTCGTGGTGGATAACGCCGCGAACGCCGCGATCGTGAAACAGAACCTGCCGGCAAACGACACGGCAACGACTCAGGCGCAGCCGGAAAACAATATTGGCGAGGTGGGCTTGCAATGAGAACGATCCCACTCCGCGCGGGCGATGCCTTTCTGCGCTTTGGCGTCACGCTTGCCGGCACCTACGTTCAGTTCCGGCTGCGTTGGTCTACTCGTCACAGCTATTACACCGTCGACATGCGCCGAGACGATGGCACTGCTATCGCCCTTGGCCGGGGCCTTCACCCGAACATCAACCTGCTCGCCGGATTGAACCTCGCGCTTGGCCGGGTCGTGCTTGAAGGGGAGGCGCCGACCATCGCCAACCTGGGCATAACCAACAAGCTGCGGTGGTATCCAGATGAGTAAACTTTTCGGACGAAACTACCGGCTGACCATCAAGAGTGGCGCGGATGAGCTGGTGTATGAGCCGCCGATGCAGGTCCGTTTCAGCATCGATATCTGGCCGGGCAACGCGGGCGGGGTTGCGGAAATCACCTTGTACGGCGCGTCACGCGATACGAGAAAGGCGATCTACGCCAAGTTCGACAGCATTGCACTCTCAGCAGGATACGGCGAGCGCGTCGGCCTACTGTTCGCCGGCGACATCATCAATATCGAGATCGGCCGCGAAGGCGTCGACAAGTACATCAAGTTCTATGCGCGCCCGTCGGGGCAGGCGCAGGCGGGTGCGTTCATCAGCAAGTCATGGGGCGCCAACACGCCGCAGATCGACATCATCCGCGAGATTGCGGAATCGTTGCTGCTGCCGGTGGAGTTCATTGGCGACTTCTCCGACCTGCCGCGGGCGCTGAAAGGCCGGAGCATGTGCCGCTCTTCGATCGACTGCATGAACGAGATGGCCGAGCTTCACGGCTTCACCTGGTTCATGGGGGCAAACCGGCTGGTCATCATTCGGACCAAGGACGGGATTGCCGCAGAGACGAGGCAGGGCGAGCCGCATGTTATCTCAGCCGCAACGGGCATGGTCGGCTCTCCGCAGATCCTGATTCAAGGCGTCGATGTGAAAACCAAGCTGAACGCCTCGATTATTCCGGGCGACACGGTGGACATCCAGGCCGAGACGCGCCAGTTCGCGTTCTCTGGCGTCTATGAGTACCAGATGGATCGCGACCCCACGGGCGGCAACGGGCTCTACAGCGTCCTTGGCGTGAAGCACGAAGGCGACTTCTACGGCGACACCTGGGACACGTCAGTTAGCGGGGTGCGCAAGACATGACCGAGCCAAGAGTGAACCCGTTAACGCCTCTCATAAAGGACGCCGTTAACACATCGCTGCGCAACCTGATGGTGTGCCTGCCTGGCAAGGTGGTTTCCTTCGACCCCGACACGCAGATGGCGCAGGTGGAGTGCGGGATTCAGAAGCGCATCAATGGTGTGTTCCGCACGATTCCGGTTATCGACAGCGTGCGCGTCCAGTTCTCCGGCGACAACGAATGGTACTTCTGGCACCAGATCAAGCCGGGCACGGAGGGGCTGATTCACTTCAGCCAACGCGCGGTCGACACATGGAACGATCAGGGCGGGCCAGTGGCTCCGCATGAACTGCGGATGTTCTCGCCCGAGGATGCCTACTTTGTGCCCGGCATTCGCTCAACGCCTCGCATCATCCCTGGCTTCGTCAATGAAGGCGTCGGCATGAGCAGTTACGACGGCGCGACCCGGATCCATCTCTCGCCCGGCAAGATCAGCTTGAAGGCTGCCGTGATCGAGATGGATGCGGACAGCATCACGCAAACCGCCAGTACGCTTACGGTTCAGGCCGATACCGCAACAACCGGCGCACTGACAAACAACGGAAAGAACGTTGGCAGCACTCACGAGCACAGCGGCGTGCAGACCGGGCCGAGCAATACAGGAGCGCCGACGTGATCAGAAACTTCGTAAACGGCGACATCGTGACCAGCGGCGAGCACTTCGCCAAAGGCAAAGAGGCAACCCGGCAAGGCGTCATTCGGCGCCTTCGTCTTTTCCTGGGCGAATATTTCCTTGATGCAACCGACGGGACGCCCTGGTTCAGCGGGATTCTCGGCAAGACCGATCAGGACTTCGCAGAGGCCACGCTCAAGCGCCGCATCATCACCACGCCGGGCATCATCGGCATCAGCTCGTTTTCTCTCACCATGGAGCAGAGGGAGCGCCGCATCACCGTTCAGGCCAGCGTCATCGACGTGAACAACGAGCAGCTACTGATTGAGCTTTCGGGCGATCCGCTCTCGATGCTCTAGCCGAACAATGGAACACCCAGCCCGCCGCGTGCGGGCTTTTTATTGCCTGGGAGAAACTAATGGCCGAAATCACAGCGTCAGGCGTTACGGGTACGTCGCTCAGCGAATACCTGGCGGCCATGCGGGCGCGTTATCTGGATATCGACGACGCCTGGAACATCAATCCGGAGTCGCCGGACGGCCTTCAGATCGCCGCATGGTGCGAGGCGCTGGCGAACCTCGATGAGCAAGTCACATTTGCTTATCAATCCTGCGATCCGCAAAGCGCCATAGGCCAGCAACTTGACCGAATCGCGATGTTTGCCGGGCTGTCTCGGCAGGATGCGACCTTTTCCACGGCCACCGTCTCGTTTACTGGCGTGGATGGCACAGTCATTCCGGTCGGTACGCAGATTCGCAATAAAGCCACAGACACGCTGTGGGCAACAGATGGTGTGGTCACGCTCTCGGGAGGCGTGGGCTCCGTCGGCGTGACCTGTACCGAAGCCGGGGCTGCTACTGCATCGCCTGGCGATCTTTCGATAATCGCGACCCCTGTTGGTGGCCTGCAGTCGGTCACGAACATTGCTGCCGCATCGCTAGGGCTGGACGAAGAGGCTGATGATGCCTTTCGGTCGCGGCGCAATGCCTCGGTTGCGTTGCCAGGCTCGAACCAGATCGACAACATTTACGCCGCGGTTGGCAACGTAGATGGCGTGAAGCAGGTGAAGGTCTTCGAGAACTCAGAAGACGCAACGGATGCTGACGGGGTAGCGGGACACTCGATGGCTATCTTCGTCGACGGCGGCAGCGATGAGGATGTGCTGAAGGCCATCGCCTCACGCAAAAACCCCGGCTGCGGACTCAATCGCGACAGCGCCTTCCCCAACAAGATCACCGCCGACACGACCACACCGAAAGGGCAGCCGGTCAACATCACCTTCTTCAGGCCTGAACTGATCACGGTCTACGTGCTCGTCCAGATCGCAAGCAGCACGCTATCTGAACAGGACAAAGTGCGGATCAAGGACGAAATGGTGGCCTACTCGCTGCTGGGCTTTCAGAGTCAGTCGGGCTTCAATCGCGAGGGATTCCGCATCGGCGAAAACGTAGCGGCTGGCCGCCTCTATACGCCGGTGAACTTCATCGTCGCGGGTAACGGCTACGTCCAGTCGATCATGCTCGGCTTTGATCCGGGTACGATCGATAGCCAAGTTCTCGCCCTGGCATTCAACCAGCTTGGCGCGCTCGATGCGGCGAACATCACGGTGGAGTATGTCTGATGGATCACGCCAAGAAAGCACTTTCGCGCGTCTATTGGCAGTACCGCAACGCGCCGAAAATGCGCGAGTGGCTGCAAATCCTGCCGAAGATGGCGCAGGCCGAAATCGAAGCATCGCTCGGCCAAATCGTTGACCTGCTCGACATCGACAGCGCATCGGGCCATCAGCTGGAAATCATCGGGCGTATTGCCGGCATCGACCGACCGCGCATCCGTTCCGACGCATTGCAGGTGTTCGCCTACAACGGAACGATCGGCGCTCAGCCCTACGACACGGCACCATATCGCGAGCCTGGCACGGAGTTGCCGACAATCCTGCTGCCGGACTACCTATACCGCGTGCTGATCAAGGCAAAGATCATGCGCAACAACGGCGCGGCGACATTGGATGATGTGAAGGCTGCTGTCGACTTCATCTTCGGCGTGGATAGCACCGTCATCGATGCCCAGGACATGAGCATGGCCACCGTCTGGCTGGAAGAGGGCGTGGTGGCAAACCTGCTCGTTCTCGTTCAGGAGTTCGACATCATCCCGCGCCCTCAAGGCGTGCGGATTCGCAAGATCGCAAAGAACGAATACCCCTTCGCCTACAAAGGCACTTTCTCAGCCCAGCCATACGGCGTGGGTAGTTACGTCACGCCCGCTTAAGGAGCACTAGAGATGGCGAGAAGCGATAGTTTCACTAAGAAGTGGGCCAGCGTCCCTGCGCAGTTCGAGCGGCCAACTGATGCCCTCATAGATCGCGGCTGGGCGGGTGGCGCGGCAGAAGATCCACCAGAGGCCAAGTGGGAGAACTGGTGGCATAACCGGGTCGATGAGGCGCTGGCAGAGATTGAGGCAAACGGCGCGATGGCGTGGTTTGAAGATGTCCCGTACTCCATCGGCGCGACCGTGCGTAGTGGTGGGAAAAACTGGATCGCAGCCATCGCTAGTATCGGCACTGAGCCGGGCGGGGTCGATGATGCTGGCCACTGGCAGGGGCTGAGCCTGGAGATTGCCAGTCAGGCAGAGGCAGAAGATGGAGACGAGGCGACATCCAGTAACGTCAAGCGAATGACGCCGCTGCGCGTGCTGCAGGCGATTAAGGCGCGCATCTCATCAGCGTCCGAGACTATTGCGGGAATGCTTAGGATCGCCACGCAGGCCGAGACGGATGCCGGCGTGCGGGACGATGTAGCGGTCACGCCGAAGAAGCTTGCTGGAGCGGTAGATTTCGCCATCATCTACCCGAACGGCGGGACTGAGGCGAGTCCGGCGACAATTGCAGCAAACATGCGCTACCCAGAAGCCAACCCCTTCCCAGGGTATTACGTTGATTGCGTCCTTGAGGTCTGGATCAATGGCAATTGGTTTGATCCGGGGACCATGCAGACATCGGGATCAACGGCGTACGGAGCAAAAGCATCCCAGATAAACGGCGGGGACATCATCGTACGGACCCTGCTATCCGGAATACATCAAAACCCCGCGCTGTCTGGCACTGCAAGCCCTGACGCTGCGGGTGCAACAACGTCAGCGCCGTGCCGCGTAAAAGTACGGAAAGTAAAAGGAGCCACAGCATGAGTCGTCCTATATTTGCCGAGGTAGGCAGCAGCTTCGCTCAGTCTGGTGGAACCTGCCCAGCTGGCTGGATCGTCATGCAGGGCGAGCGTCCAACGCTGGAGCATGTGGCGCACGATGACGGGAGCTGGGTTATCGCGCCCGTAGTTGTCCCTTCAGTCGTAACTATGCGGCAAGCCCGTATAGCCCTTAGTCGCGCCGGCCTTATAGCGCAGGTCGAACAAGCGCTTACTGCGATGGAGGGCCAGGCCGGCGAAGAGGCGCGTATTGAATGGGATTATTCAAGCGAAGTGCATCGCAACAAGCCGTTTGTAATTGGCTTGGGCGCAGCAGTCGGGCTGACTGACGCGCAGATTGACGAGCTGTTTATCACGGCGTCAGGTATCGCGTGATGGCCCGCCTTGCGCTTCGCAAGCACGACACGAGGTTGACGGCGCGCTTTATTCAATACTGGACGGGGTCTCCGTACAGCCATTGCGAGCTAGTCGTCGACGGCATGTGCTACTCGTCTTCAGCTATGGACGGCGGGGTCCGCTGCAAGGAGATACATCTCGATACTGAGAAGTGGGATGTCATCGATTTGCCTTGGGCAGATGGCGCTCAGATCGTGGCGTACTTCCGCGAGACGGATCATCATCGCTATGGCTGGCTTGGTCTTGTCACCAGCCAGCTCTTCAACCTCAACCGCGAGACGGACGGCGCGCAGATCTGCAGCCAGTGGTGCGGTGCCGCGCTGGGGCTACCTGCTCCGTCCAGCCTCAGCCCGCGAACGCTTGGCGAGTGGTGCAGCTACATCGGCAGCCCCGCTACCGTCTAATAGCCCCGCCAGTCGGGGCTTTTTTCTGCCTGGAATAAAATCATGCACACATCACAGAAGGGGCTTGATCTGATCAAGTCCTTCGAGGGGCTGCGCCTGTCTGCCTATAAAGACGTGGCGGGAGTGGTCACCATCGGCTATGGAACGACGTCCGGCGTTAAGATGGGCGACACCATCACGAAGGAGCGAGCTGAGGAGTTGCTGCGCGAGGACGTTGCGCGCTTCGAGGCGCAAGTGCAGCGACTGGTCAAGGTGCCGCTGACGCAGGGCCAGCACGACGCACTGGTCTCCTTTGTCTATAACCTCGGGCCGGGCAATCTCAGCAACTCGACGCTGCTGCGCCTGCTCAATTCGGGCGACTACAATGGCGCCGCGGCTCAGTTCGACCGGTGGACCAAGGCTGGAGGCAAGACGCTGGCCGGACTGGTTCGCCGCCGCGCTGCTGAGCGCGCCTTGTTCGAGGGCATGACGTGACCGCCTGGCTGAAGTTGGTCCCTACTTGGTCCTACTGGGTCCTTGCCTTAGTCCTTGTGGCCGGCGGGCAGCAGATCCGGGTGTTGTCGGCGCAGTCTGACGCCTCGAAGGCGCAGGCCGAGCTTGCGAACTACCGCACCGAAGTCAGCGAGCGCGACCGCCGTGCCGCGCTGTTCGTCATTCAGGAAAACCAGCGGCGACAGGCCGCAACGGAGAAGGCAGATGCAGACGCACGGAAACAGCTGGTTGCAGCGCGTACTGATGCTGATCGCGCTGGTAGTGCTCTTGAGCGCCTGCAGCAGCGCCTCGCCGCAGCTGAGCAGCGCAGTCGTGACGCCGGCAATGCCATCACTGCCCAGCTCGGCCAGGCAGCCGAAGACGCCGCCAGAATGCGAGCCGACGTGTTCGGCCGGATTGGAACGGCTGCTCAACTCTATGCTGCTGTCGCCGACGAGCGAGGAGTAGCCGGGGCTACGTGTGAGAAATCATATGAAGCAGTGAAGGGGAATTGAGATTGCCCGGACGGGCTGAGAGGGGAAACAAAAAAGGTTGCTGAAATGTTGCTGAAACCGGGACTAACCGGGACATATTTTCAGCAACTTTCAACAACCTTTTCTGCTAGAGGCCCCGTATTCTGGGGCTTGTTTGGTGGAGCCGGGGGGATTTGAACCCCCGTCCTGTTGGCGTATTTGCTGGGCTGTAGCGGGGTGGTTGCTGAAATGTTGCTGAACTAGATGTTTTTGCCTATCTCGGCAGCGGCTCGAACGATTGCTCGGCGAGTGGCAGCCATCTCATCGTCACCACATATCTCTGTGTAACTATCTACGATGCATTGAGCCGTAACCGCAACTGAATATCCTTGCAGGTGAACCCTCGGAGTGATCCTTAGCTTCACCGCCAGCCGCAGCGCATCGCCGTCATCCTCAAGCGGGTCCCACTGCTCTCGCCCGATCTCTTCCTCGCATCGGTAGTAGCAGCCGGAATTCTTAACCCACTCCACCTGATAGCCAGCAGCCTTCGCCGCCAGCTCCAGCAATTCACGATCCTGCATTTGAATCCTCCATAGGGATTTGAACCGGCGTCCCGAACAGCTCAGCCGCCTTGCTGCCGGACGTGTCGCCATCGTTCGGAATGTATCGGCCATAGACGCGGGCGATCATCACCCAGCTACTGTGGCCCATCTGTTTTGCTACCCACATCGGATGCTCGCCGGCTGACAGCATCATCGATGCGTAAGTGTGCCGGGTCTGGTATGGGTTCCGGTAGCGGACCTTTGCCTTGCGGATGGTCGGAATCCAGAATGACTTCCGGATAGCCTGATCGCCGTCGAAGGGTTTGCCGTACCGCGGATCATGGAAGACTGGCCCGCCTACTATATAGGTGTGTGCCTTCTGATCCTCTAGCGCCTCCAGCGCCATCGGCAACAGCTTCACATCTCGCAACCCCGCCGCCGTCTTCGGCAGCTCCGCTTCCTTGGCCGCTTTGGTCAGTCCTCGCGATATCCGCGCCTCCCCCCGTAGCCAGTCAATATCCCCCCATTCCAGCGCCACAAGCTCCGACGTGCGCAGCCCGGTCCAGAACGCGAACTGCAGCAGGTTCCGGTATTGCCCGGTTGCTGCCGCCAGGATCGCTGCCTGTTCCTCTTTCGCGAACGGGTCTATCTCGTCTTCCGCCTTGGGCTTGCCCTTCACTGAGTAGGTCCAGCCGGCCAACGGGTTCGCTTCGATCAGCTCATCATCGACCGCATCATTGAGCGCCGACCGCAGGCAGCTTTGCACGTTGGCCAGCCGCTTGTTAGAGGCGTCCATCTTGGTCAGCTCATCTCGCACCATCTTGCGCGTGAGCGTCACCAGCGGCGCATGGCCCAGCCTCGGCACCAATACGCCACTGATGATCTTGCGATAGCCGTCCAGGGTCGACGCCTTCAGGTGCGCCTCCTTTCGGGCCAGCCACTTGTCGAGATAGTCAGAGAGAGGAATCAGCCCGGTCTGGTGCCCGTGCTTTACAGCGCGCTTCGACTTGGGGAAAGTCGCGGCGTAGTCGAAGGTTCCGTTGTAGATGGCAAGCTCTACCGCTGCCTTGTGCTTCTCGGCACGCTTCAGATTAGCGGGGCTGGGCTCAAGTGGGAGACGCTCGCGACACTGCGTCCCTTCGTACATGAAACTGATTTCAATGCTGGAGGCTGACGCGCGCCGGACTCCATTCCGCTTTCCACCCATGCTTCGTACCCTTCCACGCTGATTAGCACATGGCCGTCCGGTGCCTTGATCCAGATTTCACCCAGGGGCCAGACTCCTTTGGAGAGCTTGGACCGGATTGCGTGCTCAGTGTAGCCGGTTGCCTCTGAAAATCGCTTGATGGTCTGATATCTGGCCATCCCTCACCCCCTCACCGTTACGCCGGCTGCTTCTGGTACGAGCGTCATCACGGCGCTGTCGATCTCTTCTATGCCTGGCAGCATGATCAGCTCGTGCAGCGCCATGTATGCGACCTGTGGCCGGCCTTCGTTGATCGCTTCCATTGCGCGTATCACGGCGTCTTTGGATTTGAGGATGTACATGGCCGACTGGAGGGTCATCCGGTAATCCAGCATCGGGTTGTCGTCACTCATCGTCTAGCCTCGCGAACATGGCTTGTGCGTCTCGACCGCTCGCGATCCGCTCACAGCCAATCAGTAGTGCCTCGATCTCGACGCGACCGCAGCGCGGGCATTCCTGATATTCAAGCCGGGCCTTATGCTTCGCTCGCACCGCCGTTTTCTGTTGGGTTGATGCTCCGCAGCTACATTGCATAAGGCACCTCATCATCTTCTGAGAGGTAGCCGCAAAGATCCCAGATTGCATCGTGCATTTCTTCGCCTGATCCATAAGCGATTCGCGCAATGATGTCTGACAATTCCGGGTCGTCCTGGCCGGAGGGCTCAGCGTTAACCATTTCAGCCCCGGACATTGCCGCGTCGATTGCGCTTCTTGCGCTATCCATCGGCATTGCTAGCTGCTTATCGTCAAGTGGCGTCACGACGATAAATCCGATATGCAGCCTGTCGCCGCAAACGGACATTCCTTCAGTGACCATAGCGTTCTGCTGGATCATCCAGTCCAGTCTGTCGCTGTCTGTGTATTGTGCGGACATGCAGAATCTCCTCCCCGCCGACTCTCGCCGGCAGGCTGTGATGTGTGTGTGGGTTAGGGGTGTGCGGTGTTCATTGCGGCCGTGAAGGCAAACAACAGGAGCAGCACAGCGGTGAAGCGGATGAAATCAAGCGGCCAGATCAGCCACATGATCACTGCGTAGATGAGCGACGCAAGGATCATTCACTCCTCCTTCGCATCCATGGCGGGGCTGGGTGCGACAGCTAGCATTGCGCCGTAGCACTCGGTCATCTCAGAAAATATTGATGCATGACCTATTGCCGCGACTTCATCTCCTTCGAAGCCCAATGCGGCAATCATTTCCACGGTCGGCTTCACTGGAACCAGTGCGAAGCCTTCCGGCACACTCTGCTCCGGCTGCGGGACGGCTAGCAGCCGATAGCGGTCACGGTATCGAGCCACCAGCTGCGCATCCTCCCGCGAGTGAGGCCCAAGCTGATGCGTGGTTTCGATCATTCGCTGCAACGCCTCCCATACAGCATCGGGTACAGGCTGCTGCTCGGTCTGCGCGGGGCGCGTGAGTGCGGCGACGATGCGTTCGTGCTGGGCGACGGTCATCAGCGGCAAGAAAGCGTCATCGGAGCTATTCACCGTCTCGCACTGAATCTTCTCAAGCGCTGACGTGCATACTTCAATATCTATTTCCCCAAGCTCCGGTCCAGAGCCGCCATGAAAAAGCCCGCCGAGAATCGCGGTTGCGACCACAGTCGGCGCCTCCCGCTCATCCTGCGCCGGGGCTGGCTCGGCAGGGCTGGGGAAGTCATAGCCATGCGATCTGCATATAGCCTCCATGTTGCGGAGCGAGTCCATCAGCTCGTGCTTTGATGGGTCTATACCTACGTCGTGGCCAATGGCCTCCCACACCTCAAGCAAAGCAATCGGCTCAGTTCGGAAACCCTTGTACCAAAGCTTGACGGCATCTTCTTTCGAGAACGGATAACCAAGACCTAGCGCCTCAAGCTCGCTCTCATTCGGCTCGGCCTGTTGGGATAGGGCGGCTTTCATCTCGTTGCGTAGCTGCTCGTCTGGGCAGCAGTGGATGGCCTCACGCAACAACCCGCGCAGCCTCGCATTCTCCGCCTTCGCAGCCCCCAGCTCAGCGCCGATGTGTCCTGCTGCCTTCAGTGTCTCGTTCATACCTGGCTCCATAGCTCACGATTGTTTAGGTCTTCATCCTTCACGCAGATCGGCGGGCCGCTGAGTGGGTGCATGTACGTGGTGGCTCCGTTGCTCAGTCCCTTTGTGCATCGCTTGCCGGTGGTTTTCTGGAGCCAAGTGCGGCACTGATTGTTGATTCGCTGGACTGTGGGGGATTCGGTGAACATGGATCACCTCAAGAGGCGCGGGCCTCGGCTGGTTTGAACAGGAGTTCCCAGGGCGAGCACATGTAGCCGGTGGCCTTATATGCCTTGCGCGTCCGGTAGGTTGGCGAATCGAAAAAGCAGGCCTTGCAGGTGTAGCCGAGGCCGTCTTTCGTCTTCATGTTCCTGAAGAAAAACTCGGTATCAGCCGGCCACCACTCATCGCAGCGGCGGCAGTATTTTTCGGGGTCGGTTTGCATAGCTGAGCCTTACGCCGCCCACCTGGTGCGGAATTGAACGATGTCGCGCACAGTGCTGATGCCGCAGCCGTAGCGCTTTGATAGTGTCTGGTAGCCGCCTCGGCCTGCCTCGTAGTCAGCGCGCATTGCGGCGACCTGGGCATCAGTCAGCTTGGCTTTTTGGTGCCACTCGCCGATGCGGTGGCCGGTGTGATTGCGAGGGCCGTTCATGCTGCTGCCTGCCTCTTCGCTCGCTGATAGGCAACCTGCTTTGCAGCCACACACTTCCGGCACTCGCTGCGCCGGTAACCGCGCGTCTTCAAAAACTGGTAATGCGCGTCGTCATGGGGTTTCCATTCGTCGCAGCAGGGGCAGCGCTTTTCTGTGATACCCGAATCCGAGACACGCTTTATCAGCCTGCCCAGGCGGGTGCCGGTCGGTTTGTTCATGGTTATTGTCCGGGGAGGAGGGCGCCGAGGGGCGCCGGGGGGGTCAGATCAGAAGGGAGCGGGTGCCGCGATAGGGGTCGGCAAAAGGTATGTCGTCGTCGAAGCTGTCATAGTCCGGTGCGGGCTGCTGTTGCGGCTGGCTCTGTGGACGGGGCTGGTTCTGCTGCTGCGGTCGCTGCGGCCGGTCACCGCCATCAGGCTTTCCGTCCAGCATGAGCATGTCCTCAAGCTTGATTTCGGTAACCCACTTGGTTTGCCCGTCCTTCTCGTAGCTGCGGGTTTTCATCTTTCCAGAGACCCATACCTTGGAGCCCTTGCGCAAATACTCGGAACAGATCTCCGCCAACTTCCCGAATGCGGTAATTCTGATCCAGTCTGTTTGCTCTACTGTTTGGCCTGACTGCTTATCCTTGTAGTCATCACTGCAGCCTATTGAGAAGTTGGCAACCATGTTCCCATTAGGTAGCGCCTTCGAATCTACGTCGCCTCCTAGGTTGCCGATGAATTCGCAGCGGTTAAGCGACCTGGCCATTTTGTTTTTCCTCGCGTTTAATTTGGTAGTAGCGGTCACGAGCGCAGTGCCGGCATAGCCGCCTGCCCTTGTAGTGCCTTGTGTTTTCTGGTGTTAGCGGGTGGCCATGACGGCAAGTGGTCCTCATCGCGGACCGTGACTTGTTTATGTGAGTGAGCAGGCCGCGCAGGTTGTTCTCTCGGCGTGTTACCGGCTCGAGGTGTGCTGGATTGATGCAGCCGTGGTTCCGGCATAAGTGGTCAAGGTCAAGGCCTTCAGGGATTGGTCCGTTCAGGTACTCAAACGATGCTCGGTGCGACCCAGTGAGCCGTCCGTCTTTCCATTTCTGGCCGTAACCGTTGTCACGTAAGTAGCCGCCCCAATCCCAGCAGCCAGGGCCATGCCTTGTGAGGTGTATCTGGTTGATGAGGTGGGTGGGTATTTCGGGATAGGTTGAAGAAAGAAGTTCTGCGATGGATCGGAACTGGTCGCTGCCGGCGTCATCTGCTTTTTTCATGTCTACCTCGGAATAGTCTCCAGGGTTTGTTGAACTAGCGTCAGGAACTCCGCACGGCGCGCCCTGAGCCTTTCTATCTCTTCAGTGAACTCGCCTCGGTGCAGCCGGTAGACGATCAGCTGTGACGCCTCGGGGAACTCTGAGCAGTAGCTGGCGAAGTCGACCCAGGCGCGATCTGTGCAATCCAGATGGCCGATCAACTGCCAGCGGTACGCCGGATCGAATGACCCGCGCCGGAGCGTGGCGTAATGAACCGCCGCGGTGACTGACTTGATCTCGAGCACGCCGTCGTCGCCGACAAGTCCGTC